AGAATGTTAGTAACGAAAAGCCAGACGATAAGCGTGGTAACTTTGTCACATTGAAGCAGTTTACCACTACATTTAAGGGTGATCCCCGTACTATTAGAGTTGTGGATGCCAAGCGTAATCCATTCCCTTCTAATACCCTTATTGGAAACGGGTCTCAGGTATGTGCTAAAGCCTTCCCGAAGGCATGGACCTTTGGTGGTAAAGAAGGAGTTAAGGGATATCTTGATTCCTTGCAGGTACGTCAGCTTGTTGAGTATGCAAGCAACGGCCCTGATTTTGATGTGGTCCCTGATGGGTATACGAATAACGAGGCTGTAGACTTCCCCCTAGCTTCGTAATTTGAAAGGAGAAGAGGGGCATCTATTAATTTAGATGTCCCTCTAATTTTTATGACAAAAACAATTGATACTTTAGTTGAAGATATATATAATCTATTCACCTATAATCCTATTGATATGGATGAAGCCGAGGTAGACAAGCACATTGATACCTTTGGAGAGATGTTGAAGACACACGTTAAAGAATTCATGAACGAAACTCCAAGGGATCGTAGGGGTCTACGGCTATCGGCTATTGGTAAGCCAAACAGACAGTTATGGTATGACTCAAGAGATGAAACACTTGAAGATTATATTGAACCAAGCACAAGAATTAAATTCTTATACGGGTATATCCTAGAAGAACTTTTATTGCTATGTGCTACTGTCTCAGGACACGAAGTCACCGACCAGCAGCGAGAGCTAACCCTAGAGGGCGTTAAGGGGCATCAAGATTCCCTTATTGATGGTGTTCTTATTGATTGTAAGAGCGCATCAGGCAGGGGCTTTGATAAGTTTCAGCGCAATGATCTAGTGAACGACGATCCCTTTGGATACATCGCACAGATTTCTGCTTATGCAGAAGCGAATGGCCTAGATGAAGCTGGCTTCTTGGTAATTGATAAATCAACTGGGAAGATATGTCTTTCAAAAATACATGCAATGGATATGATTAATGCTGGAGAACGTGTTAAAGAACTTAAAAAAGTTGTGGCCGCAGAAGCTGCACTCCCTGATAGGTGCTACTCTGCTATTCCTGATGGTAAGTCTGGTAACATGCGTCTTCCTATTGGTTGTGTGTATTGTCGCCATAATCGAGAATGTTGGAAAGACGCAAATCAAGGCCAAGGACTACGTACATTTAAATATGCGTCGGGTGAAAGACATCTTGTCCAAGTAAACAAGACACCTGATGTTGAAGAGGTTACATACTAAATGCATTGGGAGTACGATAAGGACAGCAACATCCACAAATACTTTGGATTTGTTTACTGCATTACAAATAAGAAAACAAAGAAAGCCTATATAGGGTGTAAGCAGTACTGGTCTTTCCGTAAGGGCAAGAAGAAGTCTGAGTCCAACTGGAAAGTATATGCAGGTTCTAGTCGTCACCTCAAGGAAGACATTGATAAACACGGCAAAGATAATTTTAGATTTGAAATTCTAGGAGAGTTTAAAAATAAAAGAAGCATGAAGTATTATGAGTGTTACCACCAAGTAACACGGCATGTCCTAACTGCGACACTGGAAGGCACAGACGAGCCAGCCTACTACAATAACTGGGTAGGCGGTAAGTTCTACAGGCCAGTACAGGAACTTAATACAGATGGATGACAACTTGTTTGATCCTCTGTACGATCAATTAAATAAAAACCCATATAAAGTTTTATACGTATCTGTTATCTTACAAGCCTTCTTAGATTTGTTTAAAGAGAAACAAAGATATGAAGCCAGCAGCATAACACTTGAACGAGACCAAGCTAAGGCATGGTTCTTTGCGTCTATCGGTGTGACAAGCGAAGACTTTGAAACAATCTGCACCCATGCAGGGCTTGAACCACACAGGGTAAGAAGCTTTGCTCTGAAGGTTATGGAAACAGGAGATCAAGAGAATGTCAGAAGAAGAATCAACATCCTTCTTTAGGAAAGAATCAGATGGTTACTATATAAAACACTCTAAAAAAGACACCACCAATACTCTGACCAAGCAGGTCGGAGGTAATCACTACAAAGACTGCGGTATCCAGCCAGTAGAATATATTCATGCTAATAAACTTGACTACTTTGAGGGTAATGTAGTAAAGTATATCACGCGCCATCGTACCAAAGGAGAAGGGGAGAAAGACATTAAGAAAGCTATTCACTATGCAGAACTAATTTTAGAATTATATTATAACAAGTAGAAGCACAAAGGGGAAGTGTATGTACAAGTCAAATAGAAACCCACAGTTCAGGTCCAAGTTTAGTGAAGACATTTTCAATACTAAATACTCTCATACAGGTGCAGAGACTATGCATGAACTGGCATGTACTCTGGTTGAGGATGTGTGTCAGAACCATCTAACTCGTGACGAGAAGGACGAACTGATCGACCATATATCTAACCTTCGCTTCCTTCCGGGCGGTAGATATTTATATTATGCAGGACGGGAAAAGAAATTCTTTAACAACTGCTATCTGCTACGGGCAGAGGAAGACACCAGAGAAGACTGGGCCGATCTATCATGGAAATCTGAATCTTGTTTGATGACAGGAGGGGGTATTGGTATTGATTACTCTATCTATCGTGGAGAAGGTGCGGCCCTTAAAAGTACGGGTGGCACAGCCAGCGGACCTATCCCTAAGATGCAAATGATCAATGAGATTGGTCGTAGGGTTATGCAGGGTGGTAGCAGACGCAGTGCTATCTATGCCTCACTCAATCATCAGCATCCAGACATTATGCAATTTCTTAATGCTAAGAACTGGAATGAGATGCCCATAGGAAAAACAGGTGCGACTTATTTTGATGTTAAGCAGGATGACTTTGACTTCCCCTGTCCTCTTGATATGACTAACATCAGTGTGAATTATGATACTGATTGGCTGTTGAACTACTGGGAGACAGGAGAAATTGGAGATGTCTTTAGGTACAACGTACAACAGGCTCTTAGAAGCGCCGAACCCGGATTTAGTTTTAACTTCTTTGAGAAAGAAAACGAGACACTTCGTAATGCCTGTACTGAAGTTACGTCTGAAGACGACAGTGATGTCTGTAATCTTGGCAGTCTTAATTTTGCTAGGATTGACGATCTCGTCCAACTCAGAGATGTTGTACAACTCGCAACTAAGTTTCTCCTGTGTGGAACCTTACGAGCGCAGTTACCTTATGATAAGATTAAAACTGTTCGTGAGAAAAACAGGCGGCTTGGACTTGGACTCATGGGGCTTCACGAATGGCTTATCCAGCGAGGACACAGATATGAGACCACTCCAGAAATGCATCGCTGGCTTAAAGTTTATGAGGCAGAGTCCGACAGAACAGCCAGAGATTTTTCAAAGACGCTTTCTGTTTCACGACCAGCAGCGGTTAGAGCGGTTGCGCCTACTGGAACAATCGGTATTCTGGCTGGAACTTCCACAGGTGTTGAGCCTATATTTGCAGTGGCATACAAACGACGCTACCTTAAGTCAAAGAAGTGGCACTATCAGTATGTGGTAGACAGTGCTGCTCAAGAGATGATTGATCTCTATGGTACTAAGCCAGAGGAAATTGAATCAGCAATTGATCTTGCCACTGACTACGAACGACGATTAAGTTTCCAAGCTAATGTACAAGAGTACGTAGACATGTCTATCTCTAGCACTATCAATCTCCCTGCATGGGGAACACCTAACAACAATGAAGATGGTGTAGAAGACTTTGCACAGACACTAGCTAAGTATGCACACAGGCTGCGCGGCTTTACCTGCTTCCCTGATGGGTGCCGTGGTGGTCAGCCTTTGACTGCTGTTCCTTATGCGGAAGCAGTTGAGAAGCTGGGCGAAGAATTTGAAGACAATGTACAGACACATGACATCTGCGACATCAGTGGCAGCGGTGGTGTGTGCGGTGTGTAAAAAAGACTTGCATTACATGTAAAAATACTATATAATATATATGAAGCTGCTAAAGTAGGGCTTCACTAACTCGCCAAAGGAGAAAAATATTATGCCAAATATTACAAGAACAGTATTAAGTAACTATGCAATTGGGTTTGATTCTTTATTTCAGGAACTGGAAAATATTAAAGAGCAGTTTAGTAGCAATTATCCACCACATAACATTACTAAGATTGACGAAAATAATTTTAAATTAAGTCTTGCTGTAGCAGGATTTGCTAAAGAAGATTTATCAATTACCGCTGAAGATGGTTTGGTTTCTGTCAAAGGTAACAGAGATGCAAAAGACCTTGGTAAAATTAAAGATAAAACTGAAAACTTATACAACGGTATTGCGGAAAGAGATTTCTATAAAAGGTTTAAGATGAGTGAGCATATGGACGTTGTTGATTCTAAACTCATGAATGGTATTTTAACCTTGTCTCTTCAGAGAGAAGTTCCAAAAGAAAAGCAACCCAAGACTATTACAATTAACTAATGAGAGGATGTGGAGAGGGGGCCATAGCTTCCTCTCTACAACTATTATATGTCTAAGAAATTACCCTTTACTGTGTACATAGGATACGACCCACGCGAACAGACAGCTTATGATGTATGTAAGTTTGCTATTGAGCGCACGGCATCAGAAGCTGTAAGAATTATCCCTATCAAGCGCCCCACTGTTGAGCGCATGGGCTTGTTCTATCGGCAGTTTGACATTATTGATGACCAGTTCATTGATCTGAAAGATGGTCGCCCTTTCTCTACTGATTTTAGTTTTACGAGGTTCCTTGTACCAGCACTTAATATGTATGAGGGGTGGGCCTTATACATGGATTGTGATATGTACATGCGTACAGATGTTAATGATTTATTTGAGGAATATACTACCCAAGAGTACTCAGACTTCTATCCTTTGTTTTGTGTTCAGCATGACTATGCTCCTCCAGAAACAGTTAAGATGGACGGTAAATTACAGGGGAACTATTTTAGAAAGAACTGGTCTAGCTTTGTGTTATGGAACTGTGCTCACCCTGCACATAAGAAGCTAACGATTAATGAGATCAATTCAAACAGTGGGTCTTGGCTACATAAGTTTGGCTGGCTCTCTGATAAGACATCTGATATTGGAAAGATCACAGAGGACTGGAACTGGCTTGATGGACATTCAGATGAGAAGCTAGAAGCTAAGAACGTCCACTTCACAACTGGTGGTCCTTGGTTTAAAGATTGGAAGTGCCAGAGAACTATTGATGCTCAGTACGCTGCCGAATGGAACATGGACTATTCTTATTTACTCTTACACGGACTGACTGATGAAATATAAAGTTGTAACTTGTTTTAATGAAGAGACATTAAATCGAACAGGGAATGTAGTATTAAATCAGTTTAAAGATTTATGGTCGCCAGACATTGAGTTTCATTGTTATCATTATCAGATAGATATTAGTAAGTATTCTCTACCTACAGGGTCTAATATTTTTTATCATGACATTGAAAAGATGGAAGAGTACGCTGCCTTCAGTGAGGAGTATGCCGAGAACGACGGAACTGAGGGAGGACAGATACCATATCAGGACATCCTCGACCCTCATAAATACTTTCCCCGTGTCTTGGCACTATCAGAATGTGCATTCACCAATGCTGATGCATGGATGATCTGGATTGATCCTGATGTTATTGTAAAGAAAAAGATTACAGTTACAGAACTTGATAAGCTTTTCCCTGAAGGAAACGAAAAGATTGACATGATGTGTCTGGAGGACTCCGGTCATTTTGTTGCATACAATCTTGCCAGAGAGACAGCGGTTGAACTGCTTGGAGATTTCAGAGGAGCATTTATTTCTGGAGAGTTTTTAAATTATCGTGAGTGGCACGATAGCTTTATCCTAAATAGATTACGTACCATTTATGTTGCACACGGTATGCGCGTACATGAGATTACCAATAAGGTATCATATGTCCATGATCTTTTTGCGTGTCTTAGAGATAGAAAGAATGTTGCATTAAGGGATAAAGAAGGCAATAGAATTATTCAGTTATCTGATACTGAAACATCCCCAGACATTCTCCCCAATAGATATCGCCAGCTTGCAGACTTAATTAGATTTTATAAGCCAAGCACAATACTAGAGACAGGTACATGGAATGCAGGACGTGCTATTGAAATGGCGTTAGCTGCTTTTGATAGCGCCGACACTGTACACTATACTGGTTTTGATTTGTTTGAGGATGCTACCTCAGAGACAGATGCTCTAGAATTCAATGCTAAACCTCATAACACATTTAAGGCTGTAGAGGCTAGGCTTATTGAGTTTCAAGAACACATTAAAAAGAAAGAAGATAAGAAATTTTCTTTTGAATTAGTTAAGGGAAATGTACGAGACACCCTGCCTAAGTTCATGGACAAGAGTAAAAAGGATTACGAGCTTGCTCTTATTGGTAGCGGCAACAGTAAAGAAACTGTAGAGATTGAATACCAGTCTTTAAAAGATATTTCAATTGTAATCATGGACCATTACTTTACAGAGGATGATGACGAGAAGCTCCCAGCAGAGGAAGCACAGGGGGTTAAGAAAGTTTTCGACGCCGTTGCTACACAAAAACTAGAGGAGAAGCCTAGCGTAGAGGATGGGTGGACTGTCTTCGATGAGAAGAGTACAATTAGAAAGTATATCCTTCCTTCTGGAGATAAGGTAGCTGATGGTGGACATACCCACCTGACAGTTCTTTTAAGCAAGGAAGAGATAGAAGAAGTCCCAGATTCTTTGAAGCGTGTTCCTATCATTGTCCATCCTAGAGATTCAGTTTCTAGAGAATATATTACCAATAATATTCAATCCAATATGAAACTTATTGGAGATAATAAATGGGTTACTAAACATCCTGCCAACAGAGAGATGGGTATAATTGTTTCTGCTGGACCCTATTTAGATTATGATGCGTTGAAAGAGTTTATAAAGGACAATCCTCATGCTAAAATCCTTACAGTTAAACATGCATATCCACACTTACTTGCTCATGGTATAAAGCCTTGGGGCTGTGTTGTCTTAGACCCTCGCCCCATCACAGGCAAGAGTACACATAATATTATACGTAAAGATTTATTTAAAAATCTTGACAAGAATACTAAATTCTTTGTTGCTTCCATGACCGATCCTTCTGTCACTGAGTTACTTGTAGAGAACAAAGCTTCTATCTATGGATGGCACGCCTATACTGATTCCCTACGACAGGAAAAAGAACAAGGCACAGAGATTCATAATCAACAGGTTAAAGTAGAAGATAATCTAGGCATCCCAAAAGGGGCCACGCTTATTACGGGCGGTACTTGTGCAGCCATGCGAGCTATCGGAATCTTTCATACGATGGGATTTAGAAACATCCATCTATGGGGCTTCGACTGCTGTAGAGATGCGCCTAGCGATGAAGAGAAGACAGAGACTACAGGTGATGTAGAAGGAGGAGAAGTTCCCAAGCCTAAGTATATTGAGGTAAGTGTGGAAGATATAACTTACTGGACTACAGGTGAGCTTCTGGCTATGGCGCAGGACTGTGAGAAAGTATTTGCAGATCAGGGCATGGACGGTGTGTTAGAATTTCACGGAGAAGATACAATGGTTGCTGATCTTTGGAAAATAAATAACAGCAGGGACAAGCGCCCTCAATTTAAGGACTACTACAATGACTGAGGATAGCTGGGAAGAAACTAAAATTTCTAAGTGGGGGCATGTTCCAGACAGAGAGATTGATGCTAAGTCAGCTACGTATAAATACAATGCGTCTGAAAAATACCATGAGCTTCTTTCTGAATATAAAATCATGCATAAAGCAGCCGATGGTATGTTTAATGGTAAGAGCCTTCTCAAATTTGTAGATATT